GGGGAACGTCATCCGGGCGTCGTACCAGTACGACTCCGAGGCCAACCGCCTCGTCCCGGACGTGTTCATCGACATCGAGCTTCAGGAGATCCGGGCCACCACGCGCAAGCTGAAGGCCCGCTGGTCCTCGGAAGCCGCCGACGACCTCCGCGCCTTCCACGGCGTGGACGCCGAGACCGAGCTGGTCAGCGGCATCTCCCAGGAGATCTCGCTGGAGCTGGATCGCGGCATCCTGGAGGAGCTGTTCCAGGCGAGCGCTGGCATCGTCCGGTCCTTCGACTTCACCGTCCCGGCGGGGCTGTCGGAGATCGACCACATCCGGTCGGTCATGACCCAGATGTCCAACGTGAGCTTCCAGATCCACAAGCAGAGCCGCCGCGCCCCGGCCAACTGGGGCGTGACCTCCCCCGAGGTCTCCGCGAAGATCATCCAGCTCCAGACCCACATGGACTACCGGGCGCCCTGGGTCTCCGACCCGACCTCGCCCGCCGGTCCCTACGATGGCACGATGGTCCCGCCGTCCTACGGCCCGATCACGAGCCACTTCGGCATCCTCCGCCTCGGCCCCCTGTCGAACAAGTGGATGATGTACCAGGACCCCTTCTTCAGGACCAACTACATCCTGTTGGGCCTGCGGGGTCAGAGCTACCTGGACGCCGGGTTCGTCTTCGCGCCCTACGTCCCGCTCCAGCTCACCCCGACGTTCCTGGACCCGGAGGACCAGACCTACCGGAAGGGCCTCCGCACCCGGTACGCCACGAAGCTCCTGCGGAGCGAGTGGTACGGGCGGGTCCAGATCACGGGCGGGCTCTGAGGCCGAAGCTGACCTGATGGCGTTGGGAGGACGGCTGGGGTAGCTGTCCCCCAACGGGTCACCCTCCACCGGCCCTCCCTCGCCATCGCATGTGAGAGAGAGGGCACCATGGCACATCGTTACGTCAAGCACCCACGTTACGTGGGCAAGAGTCTGGCCATCCGGCATGGTCGTCGGGACAGGACTGTGAGAGACCACGAAGTCCTGACAGGCCGCGAGTGGGAGAGGTACGTCGCCCTGGGGTTCCTGGTCCATGACCCCAACGACGTCGAGGAGACACCCAAGCCGAAGGCCCATGCCCAGGCGAAGCCCGCGCCCGCGCCTGCGCCTGCGCCCGCGCCAACGGAACCTCCGACTCCGATCCCGGACGAGCCATCGCCACCGGAGGAGAAGGCAGAGGAGCCCGAGCCCGAGCCTGAGCAGAGGTCCGACAAGGAGGCTGTCTCGAAGTCCCCGGCGTCGAAGGTGAGCGGGACTGGAGGAAAACGACGTCGCGGCAAGGTGAGGAAGTAGGACGGTCAGCGTCCCTTCCTGTAGACTAGAGGAGGGAGTTGATGGCCCAGCCTTGTGACAGAGACGGTGCTATTGCGTGGCTTCGGAGGAAGCTGGGCTGTGGTGTCGTCGCCGTCGAGATGACTCAGGAGCAGGCTGAGGACAGCTTCGATGACGCGGTGCGGTGGTGGGTGGGCCGCAAAGGGATCAAGAAGCACGCGGCTCAGAACCTCACTCCAGGGGTCCAGGAGTACACCATGCCGACTGACTGCGACATGGTGCTGGAGGTTGTTTTCCCTGGGGTGCAGCTCGACATCATCGCAGCCGTCAACCCCTACGCCTTCATCGACGTGGACCAGCTTCCGGTGGCCTACAGCTCCATCACGGGCGTTCCTGGAGGGTCCTTCTACGGGACGTTCTTTCAGATCCTTCAGCACGCCGAGACAGCCAGGCGCGTCGTCGGTAGTGAGCCCACCTGGGAGTACCGCAAGGACGAGAACGTCCTGTGGATCTTCCCGAGAAATCAGCGCAATGGAGCAGCGGTCGCCAGGTACGCCTCGAACACGCTGACGAGCGACACCTGCTCTGATGAGTTCGGGTCGAAGATCACGGTGCGGGACAGAGACATCATCCTGAAGTGGGCTCTGGCCGACGCGAAGGAGACCCTGGGCCGCATTCGAGGAAAGTACACAGACTGGCCGACCGCTGGCGGGACGAGGAACCTGGATGGTGACACGCTTCGCACAGAGGGGTTGGCCGACAAGGAGAAGCTGGACGAGGAGGTCATCGGCCTCTCCGATCCGGTTCCCTTCTTGACGGGGTGACGAGATGCACGACGAGAACAAGCTGTTGGAGGGGATCGACGAGGCCATGGACCGTCAGGGGCTTCTGGAGCAGGAGACCCCAGCGAGTCAGATGGACGACCTGAAGCTGGCCGAGATCATCTCCAAGGCGGCAGTGAAGATCCGCAAGGAGTACAAGCTCGACCTCCGTACCGCCTATCGGTTGCACACTGCGCTGATGACGACGGCGCGGGGGTTCATGGGCGTTCCATCTGCGTCCGCTGGAGCTGCCCTGGCACGTCGGATGGAGAAGATCTTCGGCGAGGCCGTCGCCGAGGAGGAGGGTGAGGCCGCTCAGGAGTGAGCTGGATCGCGCTCGATACCCTCTTCGAGAGGTCTCCCAGTGCCCAGGCGCGTGGGGCAAGGAGCAAGACGAAGGCCCAGATGGTCCCCGTCATGGTGTCGCACTGCGTCATGGCCGTGCGAAAGAAGGGCAAGAGCACCAAGGAGGCATGGAACATCTGCCGGGCTCAGCTCACGAAGCAGGGGTACGTGAAGCCTCCGTACAAGACGGGTGCGAAGCTCCCTGACGGGGTCAGGCCGAGCCAGAAGGGCGTGCGTCGTGGCATGAAGCACGCCATGGAGAAGGACGCCCCGGAGAAGTTTCAGAAGTTCAGTCGCGCGCTGCGCGACATCGAGCCGAGGTTGTGATGCTCACGAGAGAACAGCTCATCGAGGAGCTGACAAGGAATGATGAAGAGCTTGTCGAGGGCGCCAGCCTGGGTGATGTCCAGAACGAGCTGACCTATCTCAAGTCGAACGTGTCGGACTTGGAGATGGGCAAGTGGCCTGTGACGGCCAAGAGGCTATACCAGGAGGCCCTGGGCAGAGCGAAGAACATCGTGAAGATGTTGAAGGCATGGAGTCCATAATGGGCAAGAAGAGCTACCACGCCAAGAACGGGAAGTTCACTTCGTTCGACAGGGCCAACATAGTCCATCAGAACGGTGAGCAGTTCAAGGTCGTCAGGACCCTGGAGCCGGTCAAGGCCCAGGGCGATGGTGACAAGACGAACGACGCCCCGGCTGCTGCCGAGAACGTGGCTCAGGTGAAGGCCAAGGTCAGCGCCATGGCTGGGCGCATCGCGCCGCAGTGGATCGCGCTCGACGAGGTGGTGAAGTAGGTGGCCAAGTTCTGCCCAGAGGCGTGCATCAGCGGTCGTCAGGTTTTCCCAGGAGATAACTGCGAGGGGTGCGGAGACGAGCGCGCCATCCACGACCTCATCTCGGCAGAGCCAGCCATCCTGTCGGGCGTCAACATCCGGCTCTACAGCCTGCGCCGGGCCAAGAACCGCCACCCCCTGTACAAGGAGCCCAGTCACGACGGCAAGGAATGGTCCTTCCAGGGGCCGTTCGAGATGTACGCCGAGCTGGAGTACCCCCAGGCGTCGAGCACGACACCGGAGGCCACAGAGGTTGGCCGTCAGGTCATGTCCGATGCCATCATGAAGATCCCGAGGACGGAGGTCGAGCGGGCTGAGGCCCCCTATCCGAAAGAGGGCGACGTCATCGAGTTCTGGTGGGATGGACCCTTCGCGAGCAAGGGCGGCTACAGCCAGTGGGACGTCACCAAGTCCAGCAGGGACGGAAACGTGTGGTCGACGGCGCAGTTCGTCGGCTACTACATCGAGATCAAGCGGCGCACGAAGTTCTTGGCGTTCCGCAAGACGGAGCACACGAAGATCTGATGAGGCGACTGTCGGACCAGCTCAGGGAGGCGAAGGATGCGAAGGTGGTCCTCCATCCTGGTCTGCGCGTGAAGGTGAAGACGAAGGCGGGCAAGCTCGTGACCCAGGGCGACATCACCGAGGTCGACCCCGATGTCGGCGTGGTGAGGATCGCGAACGCAGAGAGCGGAGCAGACCTCCGTGTGGACGTGGACCCGAAGCACTACGAGATCTGGGTCGTCCCCCCGGCCAACTACGTGCCGAGGCTCCCAGGTGAGACGACTCTCTACGTCAGAACATCGAGACCCGGGGCGCACGCCTTCTCCAACGTGAAGATGTAGGAGGAGAGGGTGGAATCAAAGCTATGGATGGAGATGGGGTTCGCCTTCCCATGTGCCTTTTGCACGAGGATGTTCGTCCCAGAGGGCAAGATGGCTCCGCGCTGCACCATGGTGACGTGTGGAGGTCCGTTCGTCGGCAGGTCATTCCCGGACTACAAGGGGCCTCTGACGAAGTCCACCATCGCGACTCACTGCTTCCGCTGTGGCGCCTCGGCTCACGAGGCCATAGTCACGAAGGACGGAGGGTATGTTGGGGTGTGCAAGACACATCTCAACTCGACCGTCCCAACGTCGTCTGACACGCTGATTCCGGCGCATGGGAAGCCCTGATGTTGGAGTTCTACTTCAAGGAAAAGCCCGACAACAAGCTGGCCTACAAGCTGGTCAAGGAGTGGCCGAGACGGCTCGAAGCGTTCATCACGGCGCTTCCGCAGGATGTAGCCAAGGACGTCCACCTCGACATCATGAAGATGGCCCCAGGGGACATCCCGAAGTACCCGGACATGCTGAAGGTGGTCCAGTTCCCAGATCAGCAGGACTGGAAGATCGTCGGTGTGCTCCCACCTGGCTGGAACTATTCTCAGCGGCTCAGGGCCTCAGACATTCAGCGCACGGTTCTGTACGTGATGCCAAAGCTCCGAGCTGGGAAGGTGGTTTCCCAAGCGGCAGTTGTCCTGGAGCGCAACAACCCATGGACCATGGACACGTTGCCCTACGAGCCCAAGAAGGACGAGGCCGGGATCAGGGCGCGGCGAGTCGACGAGAACGATGTCAAGAAGATCGAGGAGCAGAGGAAGGCCGACAAGACGCGCATCGTCTCAGAGCTTCGCTCTCTGGGGGTTCCCATCAGGGACACAGGCAAGGTACTCTTGGAGCGGCGCGTCAGCCGCGACATCGCCTTCGAGGTGCTCCGTCGAGAGAAGGGCATCGGGATGCCGGGCAAGGCGCACTGGAGACCGGCGGTGAGGGCCATTTACACGCAGCACTTCAAGAAAGCGATGGAAGATCTTGGTGTGTGGATGGTAGATCCAGAGAATGAGCAATGGAAGGAGCGCCGAAACCTGCCAGCAGAGGTCGCATCCGTGATCAGGCGCGTGCAGGAATTTCAGGACAGGATCGTCCCTGGTGGCGCATGAGAGCGAGGTCATGATGGACTACGAGGCAGTCAACGACGTGCTCGCCCGAGCGAACGCAGAGTTCGAGCGGCAAGAGCTGGAAGATTTGCAGTCCTACGAGATCGACGAGCTGGAGCCGAGCGAAGCTCCCACCAGCGAAGATCTGGACCGCATCGAGGAGCAGGAGGGCTACGTCGGCGTCGGCGGCACGGAGCCCCCGGACTACTCGCCAAGTGGAGACCCCGTCACGGGCGGGGACCTCGGCGTCGACAACCTGGCGACGGACGCGGAGCAGTACATGAGCTACGTCGCAGACCTGGGTGTGGCTGTGGCCACCCAGACCGGAGTCTCCGACGATCAAGCTCTCGATGCCATCGTCGCCGTGGCTTCTCAGATGGCCGATGGCGGCATGATGCCTCCGATGCCCGACGTCGAGATGGCTTCGGCGGACGATCTGGCGCAGTGGACCGGCGCGGCAACGACGGCTGGCCTCATCGCTCGCGTCATCGACTACGTCACGGCTGGCGATGACAAGCAGAACGTCACCGTTCCGATGGGCACGCCCACTGGGAAGGCCCCGACCAGCGACGTGGAGACGACTTGATTCATGGCTGATGGTCGCACCGGCACCGTCTTCATCGAGGACTTCGACACGGGTCTTGTGACCACGTTCGGAGCCGTCTTGAAGACCATCACCCTCGACGACGAGGAGGTGCAGGACTATGCGGTGCAGATCCCCGGTGTGACCGGCCCAGATCAGTACGACGGCTTGATTCCGGTCATTTTCCAGGAGCCAGAGGACGTCTTTCAGGAGGGGTTTCTCCCCCACATCTCCATCTCCAGGAGCGCGATCACCCCGGCCATGAACAGGTGGCATCCTGTGGGCAAGGCGTACCAGGTGGCGGCGAGTGTCGCTCAGCAGGTTGTCGCTCAGAACGGCAGCGTCGGTCCATCGCTCAACGAGCTGAAGGGGTACGCGCTGCCGTTCGACATCACCTACGACATCCACATGAGGTCCCGGCTCAGGGGACAGGCGAACCTCATGCTGAAGTACATGGGGCGCTACATCTGGGCCTACGGCAACATCTTCTTCACGGACAACGAGGGGGATGAGCGTGGCTACGTCGCCTACCTGGAGTCCATTGACAACCTGGACGAAGTAGTGGAGTTTTCGGATAGGACGATTGGTTTCACCATGAGCATCCGGGTTGAGGGTGAGCTTGACTTCTCCGACCCCATCGTGGTGCCGACCATGAGAGCAGCAGGGATTTCGCTGGCACCAAGGAGTGAGGAGCCAGGAATCCTGGGAGGTTGACGATGCAGTGGTGGTACTACAAGGGTCAAGTCACGACCCCCATCGACATCCCTGGCAAGGGTCCAACAGTCATCCGTCCCAGGGACAGGTTTCAGGCCCCCTTCGCGGCAGTGGCGCACCTGAAGCGCCTGGGCCACATCGTGCCGTGCAAGCCTCCGAAGGAGGTATTGCGGCAAGCTGTCGTGACGAAAAGCGAACCCGAGCCAGAGAAGAAGCTCGAAGAGCGTGCGGTTCAGCCTGCGAGTGTGGTAGCATCCATGGCGGAACCGAAGGCGGAGGTAGTCGACAAGGAGAAGGTGGAAGCGACCGTCAAGGAGGTCGCAAAGGAGTCCCCGAAGGCGTCGGCGTTGCTGGAGAAGGAGGACCCGAAGGAGGAGGAGAAGGCGAAGCGGAGCAGGCGCGACAAGAGCTGACCTTCACAGCCCCTTGTGGGGTAGGGAGATTGTACGATGGCAGAACGCCTTCATCCAGGGGTCTACGTGGAGGAGAAGCGCAGCGGTCTCGCTCCTATCCAAGGCGTCTCGACGTCCAATATGGGCATCGTCGGCTTCGCAGAGCGCGGGCCGTCCGACGAGGCGACTCTGGTCACGAGCTTCCCCAACTTCGAGGACACCTTCGGCACATTCATTTCCGCGAGCCAGATGCCGACTCACGTCTTCGCCTTCTTCGCCAACGGCGGACGGCGAGCCTACGTGGTGCGGGTCACCGGCTCTGGGTCGGCCAAAGCCAGCGGCTATCTCACGAGCGACTGGGCTGAGGAAACCATCGCGACTGGTGACGGCTCCACGGTTGCGATGGACAGCGCTGCGCCGAGTATCGGCGAAACCGACATCCAGCACACCGACATCGCACCAGGCGAGATCACCATCAGCTTCAAGCAGGTGACCAACGCGGGGGCGGCTGCTGGCGATCTCATCGGTGGTGCGGCCCCGGCCATGACGCTGTATGTCCCGGTCGGAACCCCGTTCCACTCTGGGATGGTAGGCCAGACGCTCACGCTCACTGGAACGACGACCCCGGCCAACGCTGGTGGCTTCCCCATCACGGCGGTCAGCACAGACGGCAAGACGCTCACCTACACGAACGCTGGTGGTTTGGCTGAGGCCCTGATCGGCACCTGGGCTGTCAGCGTGCTCACGGAGGCGTCGGACCTCTCTCCTGTCCCGACTGGAGTGATCACCGAGTTCGCCGGGAAGCTCGGAACGACCTCGGCCAACACTCCAATCGTCCCGGGCAGCGTGACCATCAACGGGATCGCGGCTGTCGAGACCTATTCGGACACGAGCGGCGACGGCATCCTCTACGAGGCTGGTGCCCCGGCTGTCCCGGCTGGCTACGTGGACTACGAGACCGGCCTCTTCACCATCACCTTCGCAACGGCGCCGCTCAACGCGGCTGACGTCACCTACGACTACACCCCGCAGCCCCCCGACACGACCGTCACCGATGATGGTGCTGGCGGCTGGAACGCCCCGGCGACGGCGGGCGCGGTGGATTACGTCACGGGCGTGTGGTCCATGACGGTGCCCTACGCCCCGGCTGCCTATCTGCCGGTCGAGGCCGCGTACACCCAACAGGTGTGGGGGTTTCAGTCCATCAGCGAGGGCACCTGGGGCAACTACGTGCGTCTGGACGTGCGCGGGGATGCCGACTACTACGTGCGGGCCACGGCGAGCTTCACTCGCTACGACGCGCTGGTCTACCTCTCGGAGGATCTGGGCACGAGCTACGACCTCCTGGAGACCTACGACGACCTGTCCCTCACCGACACGACCGACGCGCGGTACATCGGCTCCATCCTCAACAACGAGGGAATCGGCAGCTCGCTCATCGACCTCATCGAGCCCCCGAATGAGGATGTCGGGCCGCGAAGCCTGTCGGGCTACCAGCGGCAGCGAGCTGTGGGGGCTGGGAACGGCACGCAGGCCCAGTTCGGAAGCTCGGGCGCGACCCCGACCATCCCGGCTCCGTTCGTCTGTGCTCCGCTGGAGACCCCGGTGCAGCCAGGTTCCGTGAGCATTCCCTACACGGACCTGAACGGCGTGGCCAGGACCATCACGGACGACGGAAACGGCAACCTCATCGGCGATGTCTTCGGCGGCGCGACTGCGGGCTTCAACGAGGTCGATTACGACACGGGCGAGTTCGCCTTCGAGACCTCGGCGGACGACGGCGCCACGTCGGGTGCCGTGGGCAACTTCACCCAGGCTGGCAACGCGGCAGTGCCGATGGTCAGCTACTACCTGGAGCCCACGGACCTCAACACGGCAGACCAGCCCACGGGTGGTCTCGACGGTGCTTCCGTCACGCGCTCCGAGCTGACAAGCCCGGCTCTGAAGGGCGACCGCAAGGGCATGTACGCCCTGCTCTCGACCGACGAGCTGATCAACCTGACCATTCCCGATGCGGCTGGCGACGTCACCATGAGCGTGGATCAGGTGACGGAGGCCGAGACGAACGAGAAGTGGTTCGTCATCCTCGCCACCCCGCCTGGCTACACGCCGACCCAGGCCAAGGACTGGCGCATCAACACGCTGGGCATCACGTCCAGCTACGGGGCGCTGTACTACCCCTACATCCAGATCGCCGATCCGGTCACCGATCTCCCGGCCAACGTGCCGCCGGGTGGGCACATCGCTGGCGTCTACGCTCGCACCGACTCGGCGAAGTCGGTCGGCAAGGCCCCGGCTGGAACCGTGGACGGCAGGCTCCTCTTCGCCACGGGCGTCGAGCGGAAGCTGGAGTTCGCCGAGATCGACATCCTGCACCCCAACCAGGTCAACGCGATCATCAACACTCCGCAGACCGGCCTGGTGGTCTGGGGCGCGCGGACCCTGGAGCGACCGCCGAGCGACTTCCGCTACGTCCA